GCATTGAGCGAACGCTCGACGCGCTCGAAGAAGAAACGAACGTTCGAGCATTTCGGCTTACCGTTCTCTCGCAGCGAGGCGACGACGCTTCCATAAACATCACACCTGACGACAAGGGAGGGCGCTGCACATGAGCTTTGACCTGACATCAATCAAAAAAGGCGTCGAGCATAAGGCACCGCGCATCTTGCTGCTGGGCGTGGAGAAGATTGGAAAATCTACCTTTGCCGCAGGTGCAGACAATCCGATTTTCCTACCGATCAAAGGCGAGGAAGGCGTTGACGATTTGGACGTGGCTAAATTCCCGCGCGCCGAGACATTTGACGATGTGCTGGCAGCGGTGAAAACTCTAATCAAAGAGGATCACGAATATAAAACCTTCATCATTGACTCTGTGTCCGCACTTGAACCAGTGATTTGGGCCAAGCTCTGCGAAGAGGATGGCGTCAAGTTGATCGAAGAATACCAAAAAGGATTTGGGAAAGGCTACATCGCCGCAGTCGGAAAGATGCGTGATCTAATAGAGGGTCTCGACATGCTACGACAAAAGGGCATATCGGTCATTCTTATTGGTCACGTGAAAGTGAAACGCTTTGACGATCCGCTCGGCTCTAGCTTTGACCAGTATCAATTCGACCTTCAAGAGCGGTGCAATCAAGCACTCCTCAGATGGTCTGATTGCATCCTATTCGCGAACGGTGAAAACATCGTTAGCACCGAGGAAGTTGGATTCAAAAAAGAAAAGAAGATCGGCAAGGATCTCACTGGAAAGCGTTTTCTGTTTACTCAGAAGCGACCAGGCCACCCCGGCGGCGGGCGAGGCGTTTACGGACGCCTGCCATATAAACTACCGCTGGAATATTCAGCATTCATGGACGCGGTTTCAGCCGCTGCCGCAGTCAAATAATAACAGAAAAGGAAATAAAAATCATGTCAGATATATCACAAATAATGGGCGGATTTAACGCCGACGAATACACGGAACACAGCAACGATGATACACCGCTTCCAGCAGGCGAGTATTATGTAGAGGTCGAGAAGGCCGAATTGAGGGAGACCCAAAACAAACAGGGGACTGGCTGTAATGTTCAGTTTTCCGTCCTTGGATCCGTCGCTGATAACTCACACAAGGGCCGCAAAGTCTTTGTTTGGTATAACCTACAGCACTCAAACGAGACCGCGCAGAAGATTGGGCAATCCGAGTTTCACGCGCTCCGAATTGCTATAGGTAAGCCGACGGCACAGGACACTGACGAGCTAATCGGCATTCCGCTCATCGCCAAAGTCACAATCGATAAGAAGGACTTGACGAAAAATAAGATAGTCAAATACACGCCGATTGCAGGCCGCGGTGCCGCGCCAGCGCAATCAGCTCAAACACCTCCACCGGTTGCCACACCAGCAGCAGCCGCAACTAAAACTAAAATGCCTTGGGATTAAGATTATGAATATTGATAAACTAGCAGCACAATTAGTTAACGCGCGCGCCGAAGAAGCAACCGCGAAACTCATTCGCATTGAATGCGAGGAAGCTATCATCGCGCAATACGATTGCGCCGAATCTGGAAGCCAAACCATAAAAACTAGTAACGGCCTAAAGTTGACTATCAAGACCGGGTTAAACTACAAAGCTATGACCGACATGTTGCCGGACGATCTAAAAAAGACCGTCACCAAGACGACGCTTGACGAGAAATCCTATGAAGCTCTGCGCAAATCCGATCCGATGGAGTTCTCGCGCGTCGCTCAATACGTGACCACCACACCTAAGAAATCAGCCGTCTCGGTCGCAGTCATCTAACCCTCAACTCAATTGTCGGTGCATCCGGTGCAGGTTAATTCGGAAGCTAAGTGCACATAACCAATCAAAAACTCCAGCCGACGCCTTTTTTAAATCAACAAAATAAACTAATGATCTATATAACAATTTTACTATTCGCCTATTTGCTAATCGCAAAGCATCGGCGCGATGTGCGGGATGCAAAAAGCATCAAAGGAAGGGTGCGCAAATCCTAACCCCACGACCATACCAAACCGAGTCCATCGCAGCGGTCAACGCGGCACTAGGGGAGCGAGATGACAACCCGGCTATCGCGTTACCAACTGGTAGCGGTAAGTCGCTTGTCATGGCTCTGCTCATACACCAATGGATTGAGGTCTGCCCACACATGCGAGTCATGGTTCTCGCGCACCGCAAAGAGTTAGTCGAGCAGAACGCTCAGGAGCTTGCCGACCTCGATGGCTCACTTAGTATCGGCATCTTCGCCGCGTCGCTCAGGCGGCGTGAGACACTCAAGCCGATCACGTTTGCCTCAATTGATAGCGTGGCAAAACGCGCGGAGGAGTTCCCACCTCAGGACGTGCTTCTGATCGACGAGGCGCACAGGATACCGGTCAAAGGTGAAGGCAAATATCGCAAATTCATTGACACTATGAAGGCGCGCAACCCGACGATGCGCGTGGTAGGACTGACAGCGACGCCTTACCGGATGGGAAGCGGGCCGATCTGTCACCAGGATCACATATTAAATCACGTTTGCTATGAAGCCAATCTTGGAGACCTGATCCGAAATGGATACCTTTCGCCTCTGGTGACAATCAACGGCGATCATGCCGCGCTTGACCTTGAGGGGGTCAAGAAGATTGCGGGCGAATACAACCTCAAAGACCTAGCATTGCGCGTTGACCGTGGCGACGTGGTGGCGCAGGCCGTCAAAGATATTGTTTCCAAGGTGAGAATCGGGCAGCGAAAAAGCATCATCGTATTTTGTATCGACATTTCGCACTGTCAGCACGTATCTCAGGAGATGCGTAAATATGGCATTGACGCGCCGTATATTATTGGATCGACGCCGATCAAAGAGCGGACGCGCCTGGTTGAAGAATTTAAAGCGGGACGCATACAATGGCTGCTCTCGGTTGATTGCTTTTTTGAGGGCTTTAACGCTCGGCGCGTGGACTGCATTGCAATGCTCAGGCCGACACAGAGCAAAGGTCTTTGGGTGCAGGCGGTTGGGCGAGGGCTTAGGCTATTCCCAGGCAAATCTAATTGCATGGTGCTGGACTATGGCGACAACATCATGCGGCACGGACCGATCGACATGGACGAGGGGATCGAAATAAAGTTAGCGACGTGCGAGAAATGCGAAAACGTATTCAGCCGGGCGGTTCGATGTTGCCCGGCCTGCGGCTGGGAAATACCACCAGTGCAGCGCGAAATGTTCGCAGCGGCGGATGAGAAAGAGCGCAAAATGCACAGCGATAAAGCAGCGGAAGGGATGCTCTTGAATGAGCCTAAGTGGATGACTGTAAGCGCGGTCACCCTACGGCTCCATTGCAAAGCGGGTAAACCTGACTCAGTGAGGGTCGAGTATCACTGCGGTCTGGCATTGGTTATGGAGTGGCTACTACTCGATCACGAGGGCTACGGCAGCAGCAAGGCGCGTAAATGGCTTACTGATCGAGGGCTACCACCCTATGACAGCGTGGCGGACATGTTAGAGCGGTGCTCAGGCAAGCTGATTGCTGACATGACGCCGCGTATATTGGTCCGCTACGAGGGCAAATACCTCAAAATTGCGATGCACGAAATAAAAAAGGGAAATGATTTGATTTTGTATTGACAAGGGGATCGAGGCGGCTAGGTTTTGTGAATCGAAGTGATTCACGCGACGAGTAAAAATCCAATAACAATCATGAATATTGAAATAAACATACAAGACTACCTCACCGAAGTTGAAATAAAAGTGATTTGCGCCGCCTATATTAAAGAGCGCATTCAGTGTTTAAATAAAACCGAATTTGAGAGAATACTAGGGAATGCCGCATACACGCAAACATCAGAAGCCGTCGATAGTCTTTTCGATGAGGACTTAAAGGCTTTGTTAAAGCAAAATCTGCGAGGGGTCATCACCAAGCTCTCGCATTTTACCGTATTCAAGGAGCCTAGCGTGTGGGATGCTGAGTCAAACTCGGCCTATAAGTATCTGCAATCCTGCATCGAGCAACAAAAGCCACGAATCAAGAACATTGTAGAGAAGCAAATCGAGCCGCAAGTGATTGCAAACCTCAAGTCAGGCGTGAGTGAAGCTATCGAAGAGGCAATACAATCCATATACAAGGAATCTTAACAATCATGTTTGAAATACTAATCATCACGATCTTTCTACTGCCGAGCGCATTCGCGCTTTTCGCAATATACAAACAACTCAAATCAACTCTAGCGGGACGATAAACCCGCGCTCACCCACAACAATAAAGAAGCACATGAACAAAGAAACGATCAAACAATACACGAAAATCACTAGCACGTTGGAAGCACTTCGACTGGCGGAAGCTGGCGAACAGTTTGCATTTATGATAGATGAAACGAGCATCTTTCACGGCCCGCGCAAGCTAATAGCAATTTTTATCAACACAGCCTTTCCTTACAAGGCGGACATTGGTGGGCAGTTTGAGAGCTGCTACACCGTTACCGAGATTGACCCGTGCCAGTCGCCAGAGGGGTTCCCTGAGCTTGAGCCATGGATGGCTTACGTAGGCAAGGATCTTAAACCAGAAGACTATCCTAACATTCCCGACCAAGGAGGTAATCAGTGCTTTTTTGCACCTCAGCGACACTCTTCAGTATGGAAGCCTGGTTGTAATATTTTTGGTGGGGGACATCTTGCCATAGACGTGCGCACCGCATGGAGTCAGGAGCATTTTCCAGAACACTGCCGAATCCGCAAC